ATATTTCCATTTCAGTATCAAATATAACACCTTGAGCATTAGCTATATAGGCTTTTAAAGTACTTGAAAATGAAATATCGCTACCAACTGTATTTTGTATAACATCATTAATTTGATCTTGATCAAATTCTATTAAATATCTAAAAACCTGTGGTACAGGATTTATATTAACATTTAAGTTACCTACTTCGATTATAGGGTCTATCCCTGTATTCATAAAGGGATAAAATGCATATAATGATGCGTCTTGTAAGGGAAATAATTTATATACTGCCATGTTTTATTTTTTAATATCCTCCATAACTAAAAGTAGATGTACCTAAAGATACTATTCTTCCTTTTATATCATCATTAGGAAATTTAATTTCAAATATACTAGGATCTAATGAAGGATAAATAACTCCTCCTTGTGTTGCTCCCGAGATACTATAAGCATATTCTGAGTAGCCACTAGTTGTTCCTGCTTTGTTTATTATATCTATACTAGCTACTGTTTGAACCCCAGGGATTCCATCCAATAATAAAGTAATTTCTCTTAATATAATAGGTTGATTAATTTGCCATCTACGTAATTCAAAATAATTTTTTACTGCTGATATACATTTGGTTAATACTTCACTATTATTATAATTAGGAAGAGTTATTATATCAAATTCACATCCTATATTAACTATAAATGCATCTTTAATGTTTACAGAATCACCTATCATTCTATATTGATTTATATAGGATTTTAAGTTATTTTTTATAGCATCTGAAGATTTGGTTAAATTACCATTAGAATCTTGAGTTAGAATATACAAATCTAAAATAACATCTGGGTCTTTAGTTGATGCCTTAGCTGTAAATGCCTTAGATACTATCCCATATTTAGAAGGCATACTTAAAGCTCTAATTAAATAGTCATCTGCTGTAACATTTCTTTGTTGAGTGTTAAAATTAGATAATGAATTTTGTCTAATTTCTTCTATAGTATCTCCTCCACCTCCTCCACTAGCCGCTATGGGATTATTAACTGCTAAAGAATTAAATACAAAATCTGCTGTAATATTATTGTTTAATCCTGGGTTTAAGAATTTAACTGTTGATGAATCTATAGTATTTAGGGTATTTGCATCTATATTAGAAACAACACCACCACCTGCTAAATACCTTACAGTTAAAGTAGTATTTGAAGGAGCAACACCATAGGTATTTGTAAATATAAAGTTAGTAGGCGAATAAGCTGTTGTTAGTTTATTTTGTTCAAATGGTAAACCTAGACCTACATTATCTGGGTTTGGAGTAACTTCTTCATCAGTTTGAAGGGGTTTTCCTGATCCAAATTGTATTTGTAATGTACTTTCATTTATAAATCTAGTTGTAAATCTTCTGTTTACTGATTTTGTTTTTAGAATATAAGGTGCGTCCCCATCTTGATAATTATTGGGATCATTAATGTTTGTATTTTTAATACTATCATATACTAAATCTTGTGCTAAGTAATCTACTTCATAATATCTATTACCATCAGAATCTAATATATCTATTATATTAGAAATATTTGATACATTAAGTTCTACAGTTGGGTAGGCAGTATAATTACCTAAAGTAAAATTAGTAGAAGTTATAGTACCTGAAACTGCTTTTCTAGTCTTTTTTAATAAATAATAAGTTGGTTCTCCTAAAGATATTTGAGAAATTGTAGTTACTGTAGGGTCTATTGAAGAAGAAACTGAGAAATCAATTGGTTCTTGTATATTAAATCTTGTACCACTTCTTGAAGAAACCGATGTATTTTCTGGGATTTCTAAAGCATAATCAAAATCAGGTACTGTTTGAGAACCTACAACTTTAGAAGGTACCTGTTGATATACATCTACATCTACAACGGCTAAACCAGTTACTTTAGGTTTATAACTAAACATGTAAGCAAGATCATACAGATTATCAAATTGTCTAGCATACTGTAAATAAGTTTCTTGAATTTGATTATCTAAGTAAAAAGATAGTACATCTGAAACATAAGATGCCTGTTCTATAAACATCATACCAGGTGAAGCAGGGCTAAAATCAGTATATGTATTAGGAAAATATGTTTGAGAGAAATTAATAAGTTGGGCTCTAATATCATTAAAGTCCTTATTAATATAAGTTATGTCTTTATTTTGTACTGCCATTAGTTAAAATTTAATTCTAGAGTATCATTTATCCCTGTATTAGGTATACTATAATTTATATTTACTTGTATAGTATTTGAGTTTATACTTTGCAAAACCTCTACAGATTTAAGAGAAATATCAGGAAAATTACTTTTTATTTTTTCTTGTAAATCTTCTTGAATAAACTCAAGATTACCACTTGATATTTGGGAAAAAATATAAATTCTTAAACCAGCACCAAATGAAGGATTTTCTATTCTTTCCCCAGGATTTGTTAATAAATAATTAATTAAATTATTTTTTATAGAATCCTTTGTTTGATAGTTTGGAGTAAAAGCAGTAGGACCACTAAATGGTAGATTAACACCAATTCCGACACTAGGTCGTAAATCATTAGGGTATATTTGTCTTGCTCCAAATGCCATAATTATCCTTTACTACTCATTAAACCCATTATTTGATCCATACTTACATTTCCATTTGGTAAACTACCATTTGGAGATGTTGTATCTCCACTTCCTACTTGTAAAGGTATATCTGCGGATGTAGCGGATAAAGTACCATTTGCTCCAGGCATCATACCCCCTAAAACATTTTGTATATTTTCTCTCATAGCTATTCTACTATCAGTTGACATTGGAGTTGGAGCTGCTACATCTGTTGTAGGAGTACTCATTTTGTTTTCATAAACTGTTTGTTTAGGAGAACGTACAGCTTCCATAAGGATGTCTTTCATCTCCTCTTGTATAGCCTCTTTTACGGCCTCTTTTACAATAGTTTTTAATTGACTTAATTTCATGTTGTATTGATTTATTATAAATATTAAACTAGAATGCTTTTAAATCGTTTTGTTGTATATAGAATATAAGTTCATCGATTAGTATTTGGTCACTTGCACTAAATGAAGGTTCACCTTTTAATTGAACAACTCCTTGATTATTTTTAGCAACAGCATATCTTCTTTTTAGACTACCTACGGGATTTTTATCATCTGTTACTACAGCCATAGTAAAACCATTGATATTTTTTATAATAGGATTACCATCTTCTTCTTGTTCTTTTGATAAATCCAATAATTCTTGGTTAATTATTTCTAATTCTACATTATTATCTATACCTGATTCTTCAGCACATTCTTGTGCTAATTTATCAATACCTTGCAATAAGAGAACACACGTAGCAGTTCCAGCTATTAAAATTACTAAAGAAACTAATGTTGCTCTATTCATACCGTCAAATTGTTCTTCTAGTTTTTCTAACTCATCATTGATATGTTGTAACTTAGCTGTAAAAGAATAAGGTTGAGCAAATATTAAACCACCAAAATCTTTAGCTGGGGGTACACCTACAGCTTGGGGTGCAGGTATGGCATCTAGTGATAATCTTATCCCCTTTAATGATTTAGATAATGCTAGAAATGCTGCTGCTAAAGCAGTATTAATAGCAATAGTAGCATACATTTGATTAAGTTGTCTAACTATTCTATTTCTTCTTCTAATTAATTCAGCTAATTCTTCAGGGGTAGGACATGTTTTTCTATTAGCTTGTGATAATTTGGATATTCCAAAGGCTAATAATATACCAACGGCCAATGGTATTAATTTTGACTTAATAACATTTACTAATTTAGCTATACTAAATTTTCTAACTGAGATTAATTTATTTGGGAGTGTTAAACCTAAATTTTCAATAAACTGTTGAGCAGTATCAATTTTATCATTGTATTCCTGTGATATAGACTCTGCTGCTTTATCAATGTTTATTAAACTTGAAGCAGATAAATTTGTTTTTATTGTTTTGTCACCATTTATTATAGGGGCTCCTGATGGTATATATTTACCTTTTGAATATAATACCCCAAGGTTAAGTGGTGTTTTTTGATTTTGTGGGATAATAGGTACCTTAATTTCTAAACTAAATTCTCCTTTTTTATCTGTTTTTGTTTTATATAAAGGTATTGGGATATAAACTAGGTCAGGAAAATCTATGTTAGGTAAATTACTTATTAAATTAGGGTCTACAGGTAAATTAACATCGGGTGTTGGGGTTATATCCGTATTTACTCCTAAAGTTACAGATGCTCCATTTAGTACATTACCTGTTTGTTGATCAAATAATCTTCCTGTTATTGTATAGGTTTCCAGTTTAGGAATTTGACTTACTAATTTTTGTTTTAATAATAATATTTCTTCCTTAACCTTTTTAACTATGTTTTTTTTATCTTCATTTAATTGTGATGACTTAGCCTTAATTCTTTCTTTAGCAGATAAATTTTTATCTACCTTTTTAGTTTGGGTTATAGCTTCAGTTTTTTCTTCTAATGTTGATACTGCTAATTCTTCTAAATTAATGTTATAAGTTGTAGATAATTCTTGAATTCTTGAAGTTATCCCAGCGATATTTATTTCTTCTCCTAAAAGTAATTTTCCTTTAGGAGTGTTTAAAAAATCAGTTGCTAGTGATATTAAATCCATTTTATAATGTTTTTACAATTTTAGAAGTATAACTATTAATGTTATTTAACATTTGTGAAATTTGATTTTGAGCAGAGGTAGCTGCGGGACCACTAATATATATTTTAGGTTCTTTTGAAAGGGTTGAACATAATGTTTGAAGTTTTTTTATTAGATCTGAAAAATCTTTCATGAAATTATCACCTAATACAACAGATTGATTGGCATTAACATCTCCCAATCTTACATTTCCTTTACCTGATTGTAAAGTTACATCTCCATCTTGAGAATATAAACCTACAGATTGGATAGAGGTGAGGGATATTGATTTTTG